AAACAACAGGAGGATAATATAATGTCAAACCAAAATAAATTTGAAGCGATGCTAGAAAAGTTAATCGCTGATGACCGTTCTGGTGCTGAAGAACTATTTCACGAAATAGTTGTAGAAAAATCCAGAGACATCTATGAAAATCTTTTAAACGACGATGTTGAAGAAGTAGAAGTAGACGAAGCGTCTAAAAAAGACGACGAAGATGAAAAAGTAGAAGAAAAACAAGATACAGCAGACAAAGAAGACGAAAAAGTCGACGAAGCAACTGATGAAGAAGACGAAGACAAAACTGACGAATCAGAAGACAAAGACGACGAAGATGCTGTTGAAGAAGACATCACTGATGTAATGCCAGAAGGTGGCGATGAAATGGGCGGTGACCCAGCAGACGACATGATGGCTGACATCGAAGGTGGTGACGAAGAAGATAAAGGTGACGAAGACTCAGAAGATTTAGAGGACAGAGTTGCTGACCTAGAAGATACTTTCGACGACCTAAAAGCAGAATTTGACGCTATGATGGCTGATAAAGAAGGCGACGACGAAGGCGAAGAAGGTCCAGAAATGGACGACGACGCTGAAGACGAAGGCGACGAAGAAGCAGAAGAGGCATTTATGCCCGCTTCTGATCTTGAGGTAGACGTTGCTCCTGCATTTGAACAAAAAGCAGTTGCAAAAGACAATACAGAGTTAATGAGAGAGTATGTGCAAAAAGTTACCCAACCAGGTAATACAGAAACAAAAGCAAATACTAAATCAGTTGTAGCGTCTAAAAATGACATGGGCGGAGATGCTGGTAACATTGCTAAAGGCGGTGAAGGTGGCGGATCTGAGTCAGGTTTAACTGACAACTCAGCAAAAGAAGAAAACGCAGGTAACGTAAACGTTCCAGGCGGTAAGGCTTCTAAGTCATTAAAGTCTGTCTCAAAAGGCCATGGCGCTGAGAAAAAAGGCGCAGGCGAATCAGGTGCTGATAAAAAATCAGTACTTGGCAACTAAGTTAAGGACTTTTAATGGGCGTGTTTACACTTAAAGAGAACCTAACATTTGACCAAGCGAGAATGGTCGTTGAGACTTCCGATAACGATAAGGGGGGCAAAGACCTTTATATGAAAGGTATTTGCATACAAGGTGGTGTGCGTAATGCAAACCAGCGTGTTTACCCTGTTACCGAGATTGGGAAGGCTGTCGAAACCCTTAATGATCAAATCACTGGCGGATACAGCGTTCTTGGCGAAGTAGACCACCCAGAAGGACTTAATATAAACTTAGACCGTGTGTCACACATGATTACAAATATGTGGATGGACGGACCTAACGGATACGGAAAACTTAAAATATTACCAACCCCTATGGGCAACTTAGTTAAAACAATGCTGGAAAGCGGAGTTAAACTAGGCGTGTCTAGTAGGGGATCTGGTAATGTCCGCGAAGACGGATCCGGTTAAGTGAGCGATTACAAATAATCACAGTTGATATCGTTGCTCAACCAAGTGCTCCAGGTGCGTACCCAACACCAATCTATGAGCAATTAATGAATGCCCGTGGGGGGTACAAGGCACTACAAATAGCACGTGAAGTTCAAGGCGACACTAAGGCGCAGAAATTTTTAAAAGAGTCTTTGATGAATATCATCAAAGGGCTCAAGTAATAGGAGAAACCAAATGTTGGAAGCACTGAAATCACTTTTTGAAAATGATGTAATTTCAGAAGACGTGAAAGCCTCCATCCAAGAAGCATGGGACCAGCAAGTTAAAGAAAACAAACTTGCGGTAACAGCAGAACTTCGCGAAGAATTTGCTTCGAAGTATGAGCACGATAAGGCTCAGATGGTTGAAGCAATTGATCAACTAGTATCAGACAAGTTAAGCGAAGAAATTTCTGAGTTTGCAGAAGACAGAAAACAATTAGCAGAAGCAAGAGCAAAATATGCTGTTGCTATGCGTGAAAACGCAAATTTGTTAAAAGGTTTTGTATTCGAACAACTTAAGAAAGAGGTTGGCGAACTGCATGAAGACCAAAAAGTTATGTCAGATAAGTTTGGCAAACTAGAGGAATTCGTTGTAGAGGCTCTTGCAAAAGAAATTGCAGAGTTCCACGAAGACAAGAAAGACTTAGCCGAAACTAAAGTAAGATTAGTACGTGAGGCTAAGGACCATTTGGCAAAAGTTCGCAAGACTTTTGTTGAACGTTCTGCTAAGTTGGTATCTGAAACTGTTGGAAAATCACTTAAAAAAGAGATTGGCCAATTGAAAGAAGATATTGATTCAGCACGTAAAAATGATTTTGGTCGTAAGATTTTCGAAACTTTCGCTCAAGAGTACAATAATTCGTACTTGAACGAAAAATCTGAAACTGCTAAACTTATGAAAGTTGTTGCGTTGAAAGACAAAGCAATTGAAGAAGCAAAAGTAGAAGCAGAGGAAGTTAAGAAAATTGTTGAGAGCAAAGATGCAGAAATTGCAAAAATTGCTGATGCGGCTAAACGTAAAGAAGTAATGCACGAATTAACTGGACCTTTGAGCAAGGATCAGCGTGAGATTATGACAGACTTACTGGAATCAGTACAAACAGACAAACTACAAAGTGCGTTTGATAAGTACTTACCGGCAGTAATTGACGGTAGGACGCCAGAAAAGAAGAAGGCGACATTGACAGAGTCAGAGGCAAAAGAAATTACAGGCAACAAAGTTAATACTAACGTTAGTAGTGTAAGTTCGGAGGTGGCAAACAATATTGTTGACATTCGAAGACTTGCAGGATTGAAATAAGGAGAAAACAATGTCAGAACTACTAGAAAGTCGCTGGCAGGATACCAAAACTGCACTTTTAGAAGGCCTATCAGGTAATAAAAAGGCTGTAATGGCAAGTACTCTAGAAAACACACGCAAGTGGTTGAATGAGTCCGCTACGGCTGGTGCTACAAGCGCCGGTAATGTTGCAACTCTAAATAGAGTTATCCTACCAGTAATCAGAAGGGTTATGCCTACTGTGATCGCAAACGAGTTGGTTGGTGTACAACCAATGACAGGTCCAGTTGGTCAAATCCATACATTAAGAGTACGTTACGCAGATTCATCTGATGGTAACGAAGTTGGTGAAGAAGCGTTAAGTCCGTTCAAGATTGCGGCGGCTTACTCAGGTAACGCTACAGATGCTAGTCCAGCAGGTTCCGCTACAGCGGCGCTTGAAGGTGCGGCTGGTAAGCGTATGAGCATCCAGATCTTGAAACAAACTGTCGAAGCGAAAACTCGTAAATTGAGTGCTCGTTGGACATTTGAAGCGGCTCAAGACGCTCAAGCACAACAAGGCATCGATATCGAGGCTGAAATCATGGCGGCATTAGCACAAGAAATTACTGCTGAAATCGACCAAGAAGTTCTTGCTTCTTTAAGAGCACTTGCTGGCTCACAAAACCAACAAGCATATGACCAATCAGCGGTATCAGGTACTGCAACATTCGTAGGTGACGAACACGCGGCTTTGGCTGTGATGATCAACCGTGTTGCTAACACTATCGCTCAACGTACAAGAAGAGGCGCTGGTAACTACGCTGTAGTTTCACCACACGCTTTAACTGTACTTCAAAGTGCTACAACTTCTGCGTTCGCAAGAACAACAGAAGGTACTTTCGAAGCACCAACTAACACTAAAATGGTTGGTACATTGAATGGCGCTATGAAGATCTACGTTGATTCATATGCAAACGACGGTACTTCAGTACTAGTTGGCTACAAAGGTTCATCTGAGTCAGATGCTCCAGCATTCTACTGCCCATACATTCCTTTAATGTCAAGCGGTGTTGTATTGGATCCATCTACTTTTGAACCAGTAGTGTCGTTCATGACAAGATATGGTTATGTTGAGTTATCAAACACAGCATCATCTCTTGGTAATGCGGCAGATTACTTAGGTACAGTTACTATTAGTAACGTATCTTTCTCGTAATCCGATACTG